GTAACAGGTATATGCTGTTCTTACAAAAGACTGAGGGTGAAATCGACTACGAGAAGTTTAGAACCACTGCAGGTACTGTAGATGATGGGAACGCTGAGCCTCACCCAGGTATGTGGAAGAACCTTCCTGACGATGAGTTTGAGCATCGAAAGGACAACGGACTGTTACCCAGTCAGCTGTTCGATACGTGGTCTAAGGGCTACCTGGAAGCCGCTTCCAGCGATCCAAACCATTCAGATCACGAGGACGCTAAGACTCTATCAGATCTTGGAGTGTTTATGGGTCCTGGCTTTGCTCGAAATCCTGAGAAGTACCGAAAAGAGGGTAAGCATATTGAGTATGCAAAGACTATCCAAGCAAACATGGATATTCCCAAGGTTATTCGAAGAGATAGTAAAAAAACTACTACACATCTAGATCAAAACACTACCAAAACGACTATCCACGATAAGGACCTTTTTGATCCATTTCCCTCTAAGAAGATGGATACAGATTCAGTCAACACTGACGGAGATACTAAAGTAGATGCTGAAGGAGATACGCATATATCTAGCGGTACAAAAGTGGATAAGCCCCGAGGAAAGAAGCGAAAACGTTAGCTCTTGAAACCAGGGCCATTTTGGAGTACAATAGTGTATGGAATACGAACTCATCAACACAGCTAATAACAAAACTTTGGGCAGGATTTGGTGGGATGGCAAAACTGTGAAGGCAGAGCCGGCCTGGATCAAGGGTCAAGTAAACTCCATTATGGTAAATGGTAAGGTGCAGGCTGATGGTCTAGAGTTCATGAAGGCTCTACCTTTCCATTACCGCAGCGGATATCTTAGGTTGGTTAAAAAGTAATGAAACGCTTAGATAATTGTATCCACAAAGGGGGTCACCTCTGCCGTAACCACGGTGGAAGTGGCTCTGCTTTCCATGAAGGCGGGTACATTCATCCCTTCCTCAGCGGTTCTGAGCTAGAAGGCAGAGCACCCCTCACTAAGTCCCAACTCTTCGATACCGTCACCTGTAGAGATGTAGAGATTCCTGCATTAGAATCCGACTTTGATGATACAGCAGCTATCAGTATGCTGGGAATTACGCTGAACAAGGGCGTTTCCAGGGCTATCGAAGATAAAGACTTACTGATGAAGTCCTTCTTTGACTTTGACATCGTTACAGAAAAGGGCTTAGTGAAGTTCCTTAACCTGCTTCCAGTCCTTGACTTTGAAATAGTTAAGGAAGTCATGGAAGCAATCTGGCCCGCATACCCTACAGATGGTATAAACTCCACCACAGCGCGCATGGAGTTGAAAGGATTCCTCCTTGACTACCTCGATCAACTCACTGAAGAAGAGGCTCTCACCGCTGGAGATGCTAGTCCTGAGTGACTGGCGAACACGCGGTTCTCGCTCTAGATATGGACTCCATGCTCTAGGTATAGATGGGCCTCTCTTAAAACGTATGCTAAAATACGGGATTGCAATTGAAGAACAGGATCCTCTAACCCTACTTCCATTGTATAAGGTAAACGATGAACTCTTCGGATGATATAGCAAAGGCAGTGAATCTGCCTGAAGGCCAGGACCCTAATCACGAGTATATCTACCGTGGTGGAGAGTTCGGCAACTTCTACCAGTACTGGTACAAGGACCGTGCAGGTAACTACATTCGCTACAGTAACGCGCCTGAAGACTCTAAGGATCACGACAAGTACCTAGGTGAGCCTATTATCGAGCAGGACCAGCCTTTCCTCAATCTAGCTCCACACTTCTACACACCAGAAGGTTGGAAGCGCCACACGGCTCCCCCACTGGGTGTAGAGACTGCCCCTAACCCTGATTACAGTAAGGCAGACGAGTCTAAGATCTGGTTTGAAAAGTACACCCAAGGCGGGCGTGAGCGCTATATCTACCTAGACTCGGATGTAAAGGAAAACGTAGATCTGTACGTACAGTACTGGCTTCGAGTAACAGACGCCAATCTAACTGCCTTCAGAAAATACGCCTCTACACTGTTCAACTCCCCGCATCTAAAAGACAAGATGACGGGTTGTTTGCTTATACTAGCAGACCAGGGTATGTTCACTGTAGACGAGCTTTGCAACGCAGTGGTAGCTGATATTCACTTTATCGATAAAACGGTAAAGCTGTTAGAGAAAAAGACGTTACCCGACGAAGCTATTTTTGATTTCCTCACCAGTTTAGTGGGCGACCGCGATCCTTCTAGCCCTCTATTCGAGCTGGACACCTTGTACGGTAAGCAGCCCATAAGCGTGCGCTACCTTAATGCAGTATTCGCAACTATTAGAGTGAGTCCTAAGTTTCTGCGCTACTGGCATTCCAGCCATTTCTACTCCCGTATTATCAACAAGCTAGCCGCCTTTGCTGTGTCGAAGGATGACGTGGAAGGTATGGCCTTCCAAGAGCTAGCTGAAGTACTTAATACAGCAGACAACGTACGCTGCTGCGTGGACTACCGTCTTCAGCAGACACTAATGGAGAACTATGCAGAGTCTACACAGAAGTCTCTTAGTCGCGACACTACGGATAACTACGGTGTATTTAGGATTCTATCTAATCTGGAGTCTCGTGCAGGAGATGAGCTAGAGTTCTCTACCTGGCTACACAACACCCCTCTCCACGAAGTTAGAGATAATACTCCTGAAGAGCCCGAAGCCTTAGACCAGGACGACGGAGCTACAGAGGGTGGCGAAGGTGAAGGAGTTGTAGAGCCCGAAGAGTCAGAAGACGAGGCTGTGAAGCCCCCTGAGGAGGCTACAGATGAGCAGCCCTAAAGACCAGTTAGTAGAAACCCTTGTTAAGGGATTTGATTCGTGGGAGTACCTATCGAAGGCCAGAAAGGCCAAGGGTATTGACCAGTGGAAAAAGTTACTCCCTCTTTCAGAAAAGCTATCAGGTAAGAAGGCAAACCACATTAGCTTTACCTGTGCCCACCCTTCACACGAAGTTCCTGTAGTCCACCACCTTGGATCGAACGATGGTAACTTACACTTCCTTATGGGTTACGGCAATCCCGGCTTTCACCTAGCACCGTACCACCTTCAGATTATCGATCCGAATATCACTGAAGATGAGGCTGAGAAGCTCTCCAGAAGCCATCCTTCGAAGCCTGCCTTCTGGAAAGGTGTTGAGATATTTGTTGAGGGAGATAAGCAAGAGGGTAAGCCTCACCCAGGAGTTAAGGACAAGATTCGAGCTATTCGTAGGGCTAAGCTGGACAAGTTTACAGTAACGCAAAGTACTGGAACTTACACCGCTATACCTGTAGAGGGTATCGTATACGGAGACGAGAAGGAAGTCCAGTACCCTTGGGACCTAGTAAATAACTCTTACTTCTCAGAACAAGACGAGAAGATGACAGAGCAGATGGATTTAGTAGCCGAAATCAAGGACATAAAGAAGTCTTTCGAAGTCAGCTTCAACGTAGCAATCCCTGATATTGTAGCCTACCACGCTGAGAGTCACCAAGGAAGCTCCTTCACCAAGTCAGTATATCCTCTAGTTAACTCTAAGTTCCCCGCCCCTGGAGCAGTAGTACCTATATCCTCTACTGAGCAAGAGACTATCTACGGAGTGGTTACTAAAAAGAGTGTTGAGTTCATGGATAGAGAAGGTAGCGAAGTTTCTGTCCGAGCCTTTGATAGGTGGTATCCTTCTTTCTCTCTAGAAAAGGGAGGCAACGTACATCCCAGCGTATTACTTAACTTCATTTGTGGTCACCTAGGAATCATGAGAGAAGACATATCCGTATTTACTCATAGGGAAGACTAATGGACCAGATGCTATTCTGCGCTAACTGTGATGAGGTAATCGTCAAGAGTAGCGGTTCCAGTACCAAGATTAGGAGTAAGGTAATCATCATTAGAGATGATAGTACCTTCGCTGTGTGTAAGGGATGCGACACAGAGCTAGAGCTGCCCGTCACTTTAGAGGTTAAAAAGAGTGTCAACAAGTCTATTAGTAGACTTTATGTTAAGAAATAAACAACTTTGTTCTTGACAAGGTTTTTGATATAACGTAAACTTCTTATACAAATTGATTTTGTACTCCAAATAGGGAGGATTCGGTTGACCCGTTATACGGTCTCCGTATCTTCTCTTTTTTTTTGTTAAGGCCCTGATGAGCGAAAATACTTACGAAGAGGATTTCTCATTCTTCATGCCAGCTCAGCCAATTCTAAAGGCTGAGGATGGTAAGGAAGACGGTAAGCGTTGGATTCAAGGTATTGCATCAACAGATGCTAGAGACCTACAGGGCGAAGTTGTAGTGCAGGACGGTATCGATTTTGGCTATTTCCTAAAGAATGGCTACTTCAATGATGACCACAAAGATGGTCCAGAGAATAAAGTCGGTGAGCCTGTCAAGTGTAAGGTTACCAAAGATGGCCTCTGGGTAAAGGGATTCCTTTACAAGAGCGAGAAGCAGCAGAAGGCTGGCCACTACTGGGACCTAATCCAGGCGCAGACAGCTGAGGGTGATTCCAAGCGTAGCGTAGGTTTCTCCATTCAGGGCAAGGTCCTGAAGCGTAAGGGAAACGTTATTGAGAGATGCTGGATTCAAGACGTAGCTATCACAACAGCACCTATCAACGCCAAGACTTGGGCAGAGGTTGTTAAAAGCCTCTCTGGTTCCGACTGGAACCCAGATGAAGATGCCGAAGATAGCGAAGATACAGATAAAGCTTTGACTGCCTCCGGCAGTGGTTCTCCTACGGTTCCCGAGAGCCTAGAAGACAAATTAAAGGTAAATAGAGAGTCTCCTGTAACCAAGAGCCTCTCTTTTGCTGAAACAGTTTCTTATGTTGAAACTCTATATGGAGTGGATACAGCCGAAGCCAGTTCAATTGCACGAGTTGCGTTTGACCTTTTTGGTACATAGGAGTTAATATGAGTAAGAAGACAATCAATCAAGAAGACCTGACCAAGGCTCTTTCTGCGCTTGAAGACCTTTCCAAGGGTCACAATTCTCGTGGTACTGCTGCTACGCAGGTCGAGAACATGAGCGGAGAAGGTGGAGCTACGCAGGTATTCCACACACCCAGCGACTCGAATCCTCAGTCATGGGCAGGTACGACAGGAAAAGAGTCTCCCGATAACGGAGCAACTGATGCTATCGACGAGAACGGCACCGACTACAAGGGTGGCGCGGAGATGGTAAAGAGTGTCCTAGAAATGGTGCAGAAGGGTGAGATTTCAGCCGCTGCAGCACAGAAGATTCTATCCAAGGCTTTCGAGTTTGGTAAGGATGACGAGGACGAAGAGAAGGCCAAAAAGGGCGACTTCGGTAAAGACGACGACAAGGAAAAGGTCGAAAAGTCTGATGACTGTGACGAGGATGACAAGGTGTCCAAGTCTCTTGCAGATCATGTCCAGGACAACTCTGTTGTACGTGAAGGGCTTGAGGTTTCCTCATTCCTTAGCGGCTGGTCAGATTCAGTAAGTAAGTCACTTTCGGGTGTCGAAAGCCGTATCAACAAGTCAATCGCTAACAGCTCACAGCGCCAGGAGGGCTTCAATGAAGGTCTTGCTAAGGCACTTAGTGATCTAGGCAATGCAGTTTCTGCCATTGTACAGCGCGTTGAGCAGGTTGAGTCCCAGCCTGCCGCAGCACCTAAGAGCGTGCTAGGTGGCCAGGTCCAGGTTGTTGAGAAGTCCCTTGCAGGCTCAGAGCCTTCAGAGAATCTCACCAAGTCTCAGATTAACTTAGCAATGGAGTCGCTCGTAAAGAGCAACGACCTAGACCCTTTCGAGGTTCTACGTTTTGATTCCTCAGGTGAACTTAAGCCTGAGATTCGTGACGCCGTGGCTAACTACTACCGAACACAGTCATAAGGAGTTTAGAAGATGAGTAATATCCTAGAAGGAAACGGCCTTGGAGCCGGTAACGGTAACCAAGATCTTCAAGCTCTTAGTAAGGCTCTTGAGGCAGGTTATCAGACAGGCGCAAGCAAGACTGGTGGATCAGCTTTACGAGTTGAGTCACTTGAAGCTTCGCTCAAGGTACTAACCTACACGACTGCGCACATTAAGTTCTGGAAGAAGATTCCTAAGAGCCCAGCGTTCTCGACCGTAGAAGAGTACAACCAGCTACAGAGCTATGGTGGTAACCAGTCTCCCTTCGTTCAAGAAGGCGAGCTACCTCAGTCAACAGACAGTTCATACGTTCGTAGAACACAGTTCGTAAAGTACCTTGGTACTGTACGTGAAGTAACTCACCAGATGTCACTTGTGCACCCTGCACATGGTGATGCCATTGCCCTAGAGAACCAGTCCGGTATTCTTTGGCTTATGGAGCAGGTTGAAAAGGCACTCTTCGCGGGTGACTCCAGCCTCTCATTCTCTGGCGAGTCCGAGCAGTGGGACGGTCTTGATAACCTCATTGATCCCGGTAACGTCTTTGACCTTGCTGGTGACTCTCTTCAGGAGAGCGACATTGAGGAAACCACGAACACGGTCATTGAGAACTTCGGTTTCCCCACCGACCTTTACCTTGGAACGCGCGCAAGCTCTGACCTTGTAAAGACTCTCTACCCTCGTGAGCGCTTCTCAATGCCTGCGCCCATGAACGGTCAGATCGGCAACACTGTCGAGACTATCGCTACACAGGCTGGTGTCATCCAGCTTAATCCTGATGTCTTCATTCGCAAGACATCAACCCCCTTCGCTGCAGCCACTTCAGCTAACGCTCCTGCTACTCCTGCTTCAATCGTTGCAGGCGCACAGGCCGGTACAGATGGTGACTTCACTAAGGGTGCCCAGTCCG